TAAGCCGGTAAATGTAAAGAAGGGTCAGTTTCTCTCGCCGCGTGAGATGGTCAATATCGTGCATAAGCTGGAGTCATCTGGTTGCACTAAGGTTATGATGACTGAGCGAGGCACTACGTTCGGGTATAATGACCTCGTTGTTGATATGCGGTCGCTCGCTATTATGCAAGGTAATACTCCGATGAATTATCCTGTGATTATGGATTGCACACACGCTGTACAATCGCCAGGTGGTAACGGCATTTCATCTGGTGGTAATCGTGGAATGGTTCCGGTCATCGCGCGCGCGGCAGCTGCTGTCGGTATTGCTGGTATATTCATGGAAGTACATCAAGACCCAGACAATGCACCATGCGATGGTCCAAATATGCTACACTTAGCCAATTTTAGGTCTGTACTTGAACAGCTACTTGAGATAGATTATGTGGTGAAGGCGCATATGCCGTCTAGAGGAGGTCAAAATGAAGGTTGGTAAGGTATGGGGTGATACAGAGGATTTGTTTACCTCACCCAATGTAGAGGTGCACCGCATCAATACTAATGCGGGTTATCGGTGCTCATTGCATAGTCATCGCCATCGTTGGAATGGCTTCTATGTAATTAGTGGTATCATCGAAATTCACACCGAGAAGCAGTATGGGCTGACAGATGTCACTGTGCTTCGCCCGGGCGACTTTACTGCGGTACCACCAAATGAGGTGCATTGCTTTGTTTGCACCCAAGATGCTCAGGCTCTTGAAATTTACTGGCCGCAACATATGGAATCGGTTGATATTGTTCGCAAGGATGTTGGTGGATTTGTCGCCGCATTAGCTGGTAAGTCGGTTGATGATGCAGCCTGAACTTTCTATTATGACACAGGAGAGATTTATCTCCACAATTGAGCGCGCAGTTATCGAGAAAAATATGACATATCTCGATGCGATCATGTATGTGTGTGAAAGTTCGGGATTAGAACTTGAAGTGGTTCCTCGTCTAATATCTCCTCGCATTAAAAACATATTGACGAGTGAGGCCTATAGTCTAAATCTCTTAAAGAGACGCCGAAACGAACCTAGGCTGCCTATCTGATGAAGATCAAGGTCGAACAGATAGTCGACCTTATGACTCCGCGCACCGTTGTTCATGTCGGTGCATCAACCGGAGCTGAGGTTGATTATTATCTGAAGTCAGGGGTAGAGGTTTTGCATCTAATCGAACCTCTACCTAGTGTTTATTCTAGTCTTGTTGAGAAATGGGGTAATGATCCTCGCATTACAATATGGCATTGTGCGTGTCTTGACAAGACCTGCAAGATTGAATTTCATGTTGCAGCCAATCAAGGTATGTCATCGAGTATCCACGGTGTACCAAACCTTGATATGCACAACTGCGAATTTATCGATAAGATAATCGTACAAGCAAAACCTTTGGATGACCTTGTTGGTGATCTTGAAATTGATTTGCTTGTGGTAGATGCACAAGGTAGCGAAGATAGAGTATTTTCTGGTGCTAATCATGCTTTAGCTAATACAAAATATGTATTTACTGAAGCTAGTATGACACCTTTGTATGACGGTGCTTGCACATTCGATGATGTAAATGCTCTACTGTCAAATAGATTTGATTTGGTCGGAACCTTTTTCAATAGCAGAGGGACAGGAGACGCCCTGTTTAAATGGAAGGAATGAAGGCATATCAAGAATATGTCGCTTTGCGACTACACTTTACTCAGGATAGCTATGACTACTTCAAGTATCAAGGCAAAGTAAAGCCGATTAAGAGTTCTACGTTTGAGGCACGGAATGATGTATTTCATTTCCGTCGCCTTGAGCGTAGATACAAGGATGATCTGACTGGATTCTATGTTGCGAATATGACCCAGGGTGTCAGATTTATCCGAGAGATGGTTACCGTCGAGGCCGAAAAGCGATATGTTGATTGGAAGCGTCATATGGAGTCCATCACATATCGCTTCAAACAGGATATGCAAAATATAGCCGAAAGCTGTAGTGACGTAGCCAAAGCATGGTCAACTAATGGTGACCATCCTGAGGTATTGCGTCTTTATCTTGGCGGAAAGCTGTCGGTAGAAAGTCTAATTCTGTCTAATCGAGTTCTTAAATTTCAAGATCGATGGGATGCCCGCATTACGGATACTATCATCTGGCCAGACGTTTCTCGCCTTATGAAGAAGTATGGTCCATTCGTAACTGCGGATAATGATACCATAAAGAAAACCATGCGTCAGGTGTTTATTTCTTGACACACCACCTTCAACATGATATAAGTACATGCGTGGTCATGGTCGAAGTGAACAAGATACACACGCAATATACAAAACATACGGAGAACATACAATGTCTAACGATTTCGCTTCGCTGAAGCGTGCTACTACCAGCAACCTCGATCGGCTTTCCAAGGAGCTTGGTAAGCTTGCTAATAACGGTAACCAGCGTGAAGCTGATGATCGTTTCTGGCAACCTGAGGTTGATAAGGCTGGCAACGGTTATGCCGTCATTCGATTCCTTCCTGCTGCTAAGGGTGAAGACCTGCCTTGGGTTCGCATCTGGTCGCACGGTTTCCAGGGCCCGGGTGGTTGGTATATCGAAAACTCTCTGACGACTCTCGGTCAGAAGGATCCTGTCGCTGAAATGAATTCCAAGCTGTGGAATAGCGGTAGCGATAAGGACAAGGAAGTCGCGCGCAAGCAGAAGCGTCGCCTTTCTTACATTGCTAACGTCTATATCGTCAAGGACCCTTCTAATCCTCAGAATGAGGGTAAGGTCAAGCTGTTCAAGTTTGGTAAGAAGATTTTCGACAAGATCAACGAACTGATGACGCCTCAGTTTGAGGATGAGAAGGCGGTTAATCCCTTCGATTTCTGGGCTGGTGCGAACTTCAAGCTGAAGATCCGTAATGTCGAAGGTTATCGTAACTACGACAAGTCCGAGTTTGATCGTTCAGAGCCTCTGTCTGCCGATGATTCGGAGCTGGAGCGCATCTGGAATTCTCAACATAAGCTTCAGGCCTTTGTTGCTCCTGATCAATTCAAGAGCTATGATGAACTGAAGGCTCGCCTCGATAAGGTGCTCAATGAGAGCAGCGCACCTCGTCGTCGTGATAGTGATGAGGATGATACGCGCGAGGAGCGCCCTGCCGCGCGCGCGCTGGCCGAGACCAAGGCTCGTACTGCTGAAGCTCCTACTGCGCGTGGTTCGGCTCGCCCGCCTTGGGAAGATGACTCTGATATCAATCTTTTTGAGCGTCTGGCTCAGGACGATTGATAAGCATGGGGCTTATGCCCCATGCACCATAAAATTGGCTTGCTCTTGAGCGGCAGCTAAAGATGCATCACGATTTCTGGTTTGAAGGTCGCTAACACTAGAGCCTCTTCCTGGATTGGAATTATTCCCTCTAGGATTTCCTCTAGGATTGGCTCTATTTTCAGTTGGGCGTTGAGTGGGCATAGGCGTCGGTGGTAGAACAATAACTCTACCCCCGCGATCTGTACCCACTCTTAGAGTTTCCCCAGTACCTTCTCTTGAAGCTTGAAGTTGTTCTATTGCAACTTCAATATCGCCCATTCTAATATTATTATAATTACCGGATTGCCCTATTGCTTCACGGATTTGTGATCCTTGTCTTTCCGTAATTCTGCCTTCGGTTATAGCAGTATCTACAATATCTACGGCTTGCTCTGTTGATGTGACCCTTTGAGCCCTTTCTTCCGAAAGTGCTCTTAGTCTATTTGATAATTCATTTTCTATATTTTCACCCGATCTCCTAAACATAACTATTCGCTGTATAGGTTGTATAGGAGCCTCGCTTGAGAAAAACGAACCATATACTGCATTTCCGATCATTCTACCGATTCTAGTATTGGCCAGTCTTTCACCAGCATCAGCTCCAAGCTCTGCACCCATCATACCACCAGCAATTGCACCAAGCAGAGTACCAACTCCAGGTGTCATCATACTACCAATCATACCACCCAAAGCAGCTCCAGCAGATCCTACTGCTACAGCTCCAATTGCTCTTGCTATGACATTGATGACTTCTTCTTTATAAACTTCTTCTGTTATTTCCTGATTATCTCTACGTTCTGAAAGATTATCAATCTGTTGGTATGCATTAATTGATTCCAATAATGCTGCTAATGCTGGAGCCGAACGTATTATGCGTGAAAAACGATTACCTGCTCTAGTAGGTTCACCGGCTTTTGGTGCTTCTTGAGTAGATGGTGTTTGTGTTTGCGTAGGAGTTCCAGGTGCTAATCTTTCGGCAGCATTAGCTTTTAGCTCTGGTGCCACTGGTGGTCTTGGTGGTGCCGGCGGTGGTGTCACTGGTGCCACTGGTGGTCTTGGTGGTGCCGGCGGTGGTGTCACTGGTGTCACTGGTGCCACTGGTGGTCTTGGTGGTGCCGGCGGTGGTGTAGGACCTCGCGGCGGATCTGGTAATGGAACACCAAGCGCACCAAAACGGTTTGTTGGTGCCGGCGGTGGTGTCACTGGTGGTCTTGATGCCGGAGGGGGGGGTGGTGGAGGAGGTGGTGGGGGTGCTACTGGTGGCGGTGGGGCCCTTGGTGGTGTGGTTTGAGATCCAGCAGCTGCACCTGCAATACCTGCAGTAGCTGCACCAGCGGCCGCTGTGCCTGCGGCACTTGCGGCAGAAGGCATTGATGGTGGAGATGAAGGACCTGGTCGAGGTTGAGATGGTGTTGTGGGTCCAGGTTGTCTCGGTCCAGGTCCAGCAGGTGGTGGGGTTTTACCATCCATTAATCTATTTACTAAGCTTAATGCACCCGCACCCGCTAAAATAACACCCAAACCTGTAATAATGGTCGTTATAATATCTGATGCTTCTGATATTGCGGTTGCTACAGATCTAACTCTTTCGACAAATTGATCTATCGATCTTCCAAGATCGACTATTTGCTCCGGTGTCATAGTCATGGCAGCAGTTAATGTTGATACTATAGCACCTATTGCGAGAAATTCTAAAAGACCGAGTCCAGATGAACCAGAAGGTCTAATTCTTTCAATTCGTCTTTCTTTTGGTTTTATCTCGGAATTAGCCATATTGGTCTCAAGTTGTTGTTCTCTTGCTTTGCGTTCAGCATCAACTAAGAGATCATAATCTCTTTCTTGCACCCTAACTGATCTCTGAATTTCCGCAAGACCATCTTTCGCAAAAGTTGCTATTTGTGAGATAAATCCGTAAATATCTCTTTTGAATTCTTCAAATACTGATATAGGAACATATTTGTTTACGGTTGATCCACTAGCAGCATTAGCATTTGCTGGTATTGCAGAACCACTTCTTGTCATAGTACCAAATACACCACTTGCCGGTTCTCTGGTCATACGATAATTTTTAGTTAAATCATGAAACCGCTGAGTTCTCTCATCATAGATGACATCGGTGCCTATCTTATTCATCAATTCGGTTAGATTAGGCATTTGTTTGAGGTCCTTCTACCAGCAAAGGTAAAATTATTACATCGGTTGGAGTTGATTCTGCGCCCGCTGTTATTGTTGCTGGTATTTGTGATGATGGTTGTAATTGCTGCGGTGATAATGCACCAGGAGTTTGTGCTACTTGTTGCACATTTTCGATCATAGGTCGTCTATTTTCTTGACCTGAACCAACTAGACCCATTGCCATATCTATTTCAGTTCGTTCTTGTTGCCTAGTTGGTTCAGGCGCACCTTGAGGTCTAGTTGGTTCAGGCGCACCTTGAGGTCTAGTTGGTTCAGGCGCACCTTGAGGTCTAGTTGGTTCAGATGAATCTTGAGGTCTTGTTGACCCTTCTGGTCTAGTTTGTTGTTGATTGGCTTCAGTTATTCTAACTAATTCGGCTGAATCTTGAGTACGTCTATTTTCTGCAACTCTTTGAGATGCTTCTATCTGTTCTCTACCAGCCGATAAACCAGATTGATAATTTGTTTGAAATCTTGATCCTGTTCCTGATGCCTGTGCTTCAATCCCGCCAGCAAGTGAAGTCCAAGTTCGACTAAGAGCAATTGATACTTCTTGCAATCTACCTTCACGTAGATCTGTATAAAGATCCCTTCTGGTTCTTGACTTGTAATCTTCTTGCGCTAGATACCAAGCAGCTCTATCTTGATTTTCAGGACTAAAATCAGATAGTCCATATTTTCTTGATATACTATCCCATGTACCCTTAATAAATTGATATCTGCCAGCGGCACTTGAAGTTCTATTTGCATTAGGTCCGCTAGGTATTCTGACATCAACTCTAGGGTGATCAGAAAAATCAGAAAAGGTCTGACCACCAAAAATTATATTGTATCTACCAGCACTTTCTGGTACAGCAATAGCATCTAATAAACCTCTACCTTCAGGTGGTATATCCAGCATAATACCTTGGGTATTTCTTCGACCTTCACCTTCAACAACTTCAGATGCAAATGTTGTTGAAGGTCCACCTGTTGGTGCACCTCTTCTACCAGCTCCACTTGGTGTAGAAGGTGTGCTTGGTGTAGAAGGTGTGCTTGGTGTAGAAGGTGCTGCGGCCACTGGTGATGGTGTTCTTTCTTCACCACCACCAAGCAATTCTCTACCTATAGCAATTGCACCAGCACCGGCAGCAACTCCTGAGACTATACCACCAAGTCCGCGCAATAATCTAAACCTCGGGTTACCTCTTAATGCATTTAATACCCTCCGCAATAATGCATAACCCGTTGCTAGACCACTTAATGTTGAAAGTAATCTACCAATTGCTCGCGCGGCAGCTGCAACTATAGTTATGAATATTCTTCCTACACCAAATATTTTGCGTAGAATATCTCTTAAAGCAGCAAATTGACCTAAAATACCATCCTGCTCTGTTTGCTGCGGTGTTTCATTTTCTATGCGTTCTACAATTTTATTATCAACAGGTGGTCTGATTAATCTTTCTCTTATTGATTCTTCTTCATTGGTTCGTATACGCTCTAATACAATTCTCTGATCTTCTTTTTCATCATTAAATTTTCGCAACCCACTAATCATTCGACCTAAAATATCTTTTACTTCTGATATTACTGATCTTGATATTCCACCACCTATTTTTTGTAGAGACCCCGGTTCTGCTGATGTTAGTATTTCTACGGGCAAAGACATAACACGCCCTTGATTGTTATCTCCACCAAGCCCATATATTCTCATAGCATCAGCTAATGCGGCCAATTAATTGCTTTCCTTTTTCTTTCTTTCGGTCTCTATATGATCAACTAGTAATTTCAAATATATTTCCCTCTCCCAGGGCATCATAGATTCTATTTCAGTCAAGCTATATTTGTGATGTTGCATCAATGAAAAATTAATCATGTAATAATTCGCTAGAGTATTATGAGAGAGGGCCATTAAAAAAAATCAGAAAGTCCCTTTAGAGTTATGTTATCCTCCTGCCCGCAACCCTCACACTTGTATGTAACCTTGTGCTGAAGTCTAGGCATGGTCTCAAAAAATTTCATAATTTCCATAAACTGTGCATTGTTTAAAGAACCGACAAATTGTCTGGCCTCATCCAAACTATCGGGTTCATATAATTCTTCTTCGTCATAAACACATTCTATGCATTTTGTGATCAGGTCAATTTCATCTACATTAGCCGATACACTTGACTTGATATCTGCTAGTGTCGGATATCTCATTTTTAGAGTCAAATTATCCGTCAGCTTTATTAGTGCTGAATGTTCCTTCGCAAATTCAACCTCAATATCATCTAAGTTTATCTCTACATTTGTTACAGCGGTGCAAGGTTCGCCCTTATAATTAACACCATCAACATGGCGATAACTTAGATTAACCTTTTCACCTACAGATTTCGATCTAATCTTAAGAAAGAGATATTCGATATCAAATGACGGTAACTTTTCAATATCAAGTTCTTCAGATATGATACAGCTTTTCAGAACATCAAGCATTGCTCTATTCATATGATCGGTATCTTTCGATTCCATCGCAATTAGCAATGCTTTTTCCTCTTTAACCAGAAAGGGTCTGAATATTACTTCTTTCTGATTTGACGGAAGCACCAGAGAAAACGTAGGTGCTGCAATTTTAGGTAGTGCCATAATAATCCTCCACTTTTAAATACCAAATCTCGAACGAACTGCTCCAACTGCGGTGTTGCGGAATTGATTACCAAATTGCTGTGTAAGCCCGCGCACGCCACCTGAGAGACCATTTTGTGTAAACAGAGAAATAAGAGGAGAAAATCTGTCTAGCGCATTGACAGTTCCTCTAAGCAGACTTTCTAGCCCATAAAGCTCACCAAACGGTAGAGCATCTGGATGCTTTTCTTCAGCAGTAAAATATTGCATTTGCACATTCAATTTTGCTGCGCCGTCAGCACCCCAATCAAGCTCTACATCATCAATAGCTATCGGATATGCTTCGGTAAGCTTAATCTGATATTGCGGAAATACGATTCTATCACCGGGTGCATTAAAAATATTTTGATTTAGTGGATTAAATGCACTAATTACATCACCAACGAGCGATTGTAAATCAGCACCACCTCTAATAACGGAAGATGCTGCTGATACCGCACTTGGTGTTTGAAATTTTGGTGACTCGGCAAATTGCATAATATCAACTTGACCTACCATTTCATCATAGAATGTCGCATCATATCCGCCGTCTTTTATAGGTCTACCCATTGCGCGGCGATAGCTTGCACGACCACCAGCCGATATGGCCATATCTTGCCAAGCCATGAATATCTCTCGTTCTATCATATTTTCGCTAAGAAGAACACGAAGCCTCATTGGCTCTGTTTGAAACATATATGGAATTTTTCTAGTAGGCCCGTGATATCTCTGTTCAATCGTCATTAATGATCTAGCAGGTAATGATGCACTTTCTATTCTAAGAGGAATATGCGATGTTTCAAAAAAACCTCGAATAGAATTTGGAACTGTAAGCATAACCGAAAAGTAATTCGGTTTTGCTACACCTCTCTTACCTATTTCCGCCGAAAATTCTGAGATATTAAATCTACGATTTGCCATTATTGCACCTTTGCGTAGCTGTCTCTATGAACCGCACTTGCACTGGCACCAACAAATCTTTCCAGAGGCATAAAAAGCGCGATATCCCAAGAAGCAGGATCTATGCGGAAAAATCTGGTTCTAACATGGGAGAACAGATATTGCTTTACGCACGGTTTATAAAATCTATATCTTGTGACTGAGCTTAATAGCTTATAAGAAACTTGCAGATGTGTACGCTCATCATAATTTTCATCGCTTATGACATTATAAAGCGCATCCATTAATCTGGCGCGTAATCTAAGAGGTAGATAGTGTAAATTTAATCCCATAAATCCTTGAGATGATGAGCTACCGGCAGCACGACCACCCAATCTGACACTATCGAACGGAATGACCAAAGGATATCTATCATAATAAGGTAATTTTTCTTTTGTTTTTGGTTCATATGAAAACAAATACATTTGACCAATCATAGGTACACTAACCATAGCACTACGATCTTGAGCCATTAATGCATTTGGGCCCATAGCGACTTTACTAGCTTGCGCGCGAAACCAGTTTCTTGACTGCATGGTACGATTAGGTAGCTGTCCCTGCTTTTCGCCTTGCGTCAGTAGATTGTCAAAGACATATGCTACCATTATTTGATGCCTAATTCCCTTTCGGTTATTATAACAAATTCCCAGCCTCGATCAGCACAAAACTCTCTTGCGGCTTTCCACTTTGCGCTATTTATCCCATATCTAGCCACTTCTGTAATATACTTTTTAGTTGGTTTTCTCTTACCATCATGTGGCGGTGGGGCCTTAGTCTGTGCAAGAGGTTTGACCTCAATCATCTTTGTCTTTATTGCACCACTTTTCTCACGCATTTTGACTACAAAATCCGGAAAATATCGATGGTATCTACCATCAAGAGGTGAACGATATGGAACTATGACTTCTTCTGAACCCCATTCTAATATACTAGGATTAGTATCAAATTCAACCATAACACGCCGTTCCCACAGCGAACGATAAACTATGTTCGTTGGGTCACCTAAATATTTCATTGGGTTTGACGGTGTATATTTACCTTTGTATGACATGCTTCTATCTATGGCGATAAATATCCAGATTGATAAGAGGTAAACTTTTTATGTCCCAGACAACTAGTTTTACTGTGCCGGAAGTTGTAGTAACTGCGACACGAATAGTGCAACCGCAGACTGCAAATTATTATTTTCCGGAAAATAGTGAAAAACTTTATCATTTTGTGACATTTCGTGCGCTAAAATTTAATAGTGTCACTAGAACATCAACTCTTAGTTCCGATTTACCTCTAGTAAATAATAGAATAGCTACAGTTAGAAATGCTATTACTACTGTAACTTTACCCATGCCGGCACAGTTATTAACATCATATGGAGCAACATATGATGATAATCAACCAACTACTGCACTTAATGAGGTGCTATCAACTGCGGTATCTAACGCCATTGGTGGAGATATGGAGAAGACTGCTAGAGAGTTGGGATCCGGATTAAGAACTGCTGTTCAGACCGCAAGTGATCAAACTTTAGGCAAAACAGTATCCGATGTTCTTTTGGGTATTCAAAGACAGATGAATCAGCTTATGCAAAATCGGGATGCACAGACTGCTGCAGGAAGTGCTGCTGCAGGTGCGGTCGCTGATGCCCTTGGGTCATCTCTTAATAATGCTATTGCTGCAAACTTAACAGGTATTGCTAGAAATTCACACAAAGTCTTATTATTTCAGGGTGTGAATCGAAGGGAGCATAGATTTGCTTTTAGTCTATCACCAAAAAATAGACGCGAAGCGCAGACGATTCAAAATATAATCAAATCATTTAAGTTTCATATGTTACCGAGCTATGGTCTTGGAAATGTACCTGCGGCTGTTGGGGGATTTGCATCTGGTCTTGGTATCCAAAATGAACTTCTTTCTCAATTAGGCGGAATTGCTGAGAATGCGGGAACTACATCACGCGCATTTTTTCAATATCCTGACGTATTTCAAATAGAATTTAATAATCACAGACAACTATTTACTATAGGTGAGTCTGTATTAGAATCAATGACAGTTAATTATCATCCTATGAATTATCCTGCATATGTTAGATCACTTGAGACACCGACAGTTGCATCGCCAGCAGAGATAACCATTGAGCTTAATTTTAAAGAAACGGATATTGTCACCAAAGAACAAATTACAGAAAACGGTAGATAACCATGACGCAATATTTTGCTTCTTTTCCAGCCATAAATTATAATCTTAAATCTATCAATCGACCCCTCAGAGTAATTGATATTTCTAAGAGGTTTATCATAAAAGATTTATATCGTAGGAATCTTATCTCATATTTTTCTTATGACGTTAAAGAAGGTGAGAGACCAGATAATGTTGCATTCAATTTTTATGGCGATCCAAATTTAGATTGGATAATACTAATACCAAATGAGATAATTGATCCATATTTTGGATGGCCAAGAAATTATCTTGAAATGCAATCATACATTAGAGAAAAATACGGCAGTATTCCTAATGCATATAATCAAATTCATCAATATGAGAAGATAATGCAAAAGGCAAAAGAAGTTAGAGATACTGATGGTGAGATGATACGTATATCAGAAAAAACTTTGGTTGTGGATCAAACAACATATCAAACTCTAAGCCCAAATGATAGAAAATTAGTCACAAAATATGATTATGAGATTGCGCTTAATGATTCTCGCAGAAACATATCTGTAATTGATCCAGTATATGTACCTGCAATTGTTGACACTTATAGGAATCTGTACACATAATGTTACCGGAACAAAGGTCAGGTACAGGCTTAGTAAATGCATTAAGCATACGTTCTACCACTACGTCTGTCAATTTAGATGTAAAAGGTCTAGCTGGTGAAATTAGCTATTATGAAAGCTTAGACTCACCTACAACATCTATGACCATAAGCGTAATTGACGGCGCGGCCGTAAGAACAACTCTACCAATAATTGGTGGAGAAATTGTATCATATAATATATCAGATTCTTATCAATCTTCGGATCGCATCCGTGGTAACATGCGACTTTACAAGCTATCAAATAAGATAAGAGTGCAACAAAATGTTGATGCCTATGATATATTCATGACTTCTGATGAATTGCTTAGAGATCAATATACATTGGTGTCAAATTCATTTGATAATAGAAATGTTGATGAAATGGTTAGAAAAATATTTGATAACCATATAGCACCGATATCTTCAAAAAAGCTTGTTACGATAGAACCTACAGAGGGATTATTTACTAGCGCATTTCCTAGAATGAGCCCATTTTCATCATTAAAATATCTTTCTGATGAAGCAAAATCGGCCGATAGAAGAAGCACTTCAAATTATTTCTTTTTTGAAAATTATCGTGGATATCATTTTGTATCATTTCAATATCTGATAAAGCAACCTATAAAGAGAAAATTTTATCTTCTAGAAGATTATATTGAAAATGATCGTCAATATGACCGCCAACGAGTTATTTCGATACAAGAACCAGTAAGCTTTGATATGATGGATGGCGTAACATCAGGTCAATTTGGTACACAAGTTTTAGCTTTAGACACAGTGGCCAAAAGATTTAGATCATCTCAATATCTCTATAATAGAGATTTCTCATCTGTTGATCACTCATCAAAAAATCCAAGAATATCACCACAAACATCTAGAATTTTTGGAAGTAGCATATCACGAGAAAAATTTATAGTATCAAATTCATATAGAGGATCTTTGTCATTCGTATCTGAACGAGAAAGTGATACACAAAATGATTATAGGCGCAGACAAGAATTTTTAGGTTTTGAAACTGCATCTAGAGCAGACCTTTTATCAAATGTAACTAAAGTTATGGTTCATGGTGATTCTGGTATAGCTGCTGGTGATACTATTGAAATTTTAGTTCCACAGTCGGGTGAGTCTAGAATAACTCGACGACAATTTGATGGTTTTGTTGGTGGTAAATATCTTGTCACAGCCGTGGCACATAGATTTGGTGGTGCGGGTGCTACATACGGTACCGTGATGGAATGCGTTAAGGATTCGTATTCTCAGCCTGTTAATGGGAGACAATAATGCCGGTACGTGATGGTGAATGGTTAGGCTCTAACGGATTTACTTGGTTTATAGGTATTGTCGAAGATCGAAATGATCCGCTTAGAATTGGGCGGGTTCGAGTTAGATGTTTTGGTTGGCATACCTCAGATAAAGAAACACTATCAACTGAGGGTCTGCCTTGGGCGCAGGTGATGATTCCTGTAACTTCAGCCTCAACTAGCGGTGTGGGTAATTCTCCTACAGGATTAGTTGAGGGTAGCTGGGTTATAGGATTTTTCATGGATGGTAATAGAGCCCAACAACCTATGGTCATGGGATCATTTCATGGTGTATCGGGTGATGCTAATAATGAAAATGCAGGATTTAATGATCCATATGGAACATATCCATTAGCACAAAATTTACCAGATACAACTGGACTAGCTATTGGTGGTACCGCATATACAAATCATAGCTCAACACTAAACAGAGCCGCAAATCGAGAAAGTGTAATAGACGTTCCTACTGGTAGAGTAATGCCGTTATCATCGGTTACGCCTGATGAAAATGCGTCAACATATGAAGTTAAAACATGGAATATGCCAGCATTACATAGCGACACCGTTCCTCCACTATACCCATTCAATCACGTCAGAACAACAGAATCTGGTCATGTTTTAGAATTTGATGATACAGTTGGAGCTAGACGTATTCATGAATATCATGCATCTGGTACCAACCGCGAAATAAGAGATGATGGTACGCGCACAACATATATTGTTGGTGACGATTTTGAAGTTATTGTAAAAGATAAGAATGTTCTAATCAATGGTAATTGTAATATTACTATCAAGGGTGATGCTAGAGTTTTAGTTAGCGGGAATATGGTACAAGAGGTTGTTGGTGATTATCACCTATCTGTTAGAGGTAATATGCATACTAAGGTTGATGGTAATAAGTGTATTGAGGTGTTGGGATCAATTAATACTCAAGTCAATACAAATGAAGGTAAGAGGGTTACCGGCGATAGTGTAACTACAGTTGGTGGGGACGTTACAGAAAATTTTAACGGAACCCACCAAAGGACAACACTAAGTGATTCTACTAGAATTGTCCAGGGAGATTTTATGGAAGTTATATCAGGAAAATCAACAAATGTGGCCGCGGGTGAAATGGTACTTGGTGCAGGTTCTGAAATGAATATTGCAGGCGGGTCATCATTAACCGCAGGATCACCGGGACCAACAGTAGTAAAGGGATCAACAATTGATCTGAACCCACCATGAGCGAACAGATAACCAGAAACCTAGTCTCCGCTGCCCAAAGAATCAATACCAATTCTGCTCCATGCGGAATTGGTGCGGGTCTTCAATCGCTAAATGAATCGATTGATAGGGCAACAACACAAATAAATCAAGCTATTTCTCAGGCTAATGATATAGTTGCAGCTATACAATCATTACCATCTGTGATAACGCGAGAATTAACCACTGTTGCAACCCAGATGATTGATGGGCTTGTTGGTGATATTCGCACATCAATATCATTACCGGATGAAGTTAGAACATTGATGTCTGCAATTAATAATCCAGCAGCTTTTTTGCAACAATATCTTAGAATAGAAAGACTATTCCCTGATTTTGATCTCAATGCACTATTAGCACAAATTAGTCTTCCTGGATTCAATTTTTGTTCTATGGTACCAAATCTTCAGACATCGGCAAATGAGGTAACTGAAGAGGCAAATGAGATTCCACCAGCTTCAACAGACGCCGAGCCGCAACCTGAACCAGCACCTATACCAACGCCTGAGACACCACCAGAACAACCAAATACTTCGGCTAGAGCACAGAGAATAATAATTGAGGAATTACCACCAGTGGGTGAAAATGCAGGTTTAACTGAAGAACAAAGACAAGCTAGGCGTTCACAATATGCACAAGAACTTGATGAAAATAACAATCAACTTGCTGCAATATTGGCCCAACTTGAAAATTCTACACCAGGATCACCTGAACGCGAAACTTTGTTAGAAGAAGGGACCAGATTAAGAGATATTGGCAGACAGCTTATATCGCAGCTTGAATAGTAGCCAAAAAATAGGTTTTATCATGCTAAATATGCGATTAGATGGAGACAATAATGACGAGCGCAGTTAAATCACTCGTATTTAAGGATTTTGACCTAAACATGAAGGCGCATCCTGTTACGGGTAAGCTTATTGCGCGTAAAAATTCTGACTCGATTAAGCAGGCACTAAAAAATCTTATATTGACAGATAAGGGAGAAAGACCCTTTAGACCGTATTTTGGATCTGATATTCGAATGAGACTATTTGATCTTATGGATCCTGCAATAGCCTCAAATATAGAATATGATATTAGAACTGCAATAAAAAATTACGACGAACGAGTTGAGGTATTATCTGTAACAGTTGACGGTGAGCCTGAAACTAATAACCTTAGAGTCAATATAGTCTTTAGACCGATCAACACGCAAGCACCCAGCACATTAGTGCTTACTCTGGAGTCTGTACGCTAATGGCAGCAAATAGCGCACTATCTGTAACAGGTCTTGATTTCGACTCTATAAGAATCAATCTCAGGAATTTTCTTGCAGGAAGATCAGAATTTTCGGATTTTGATTTCGAAGATTCTGCGATAGGTACTCTATTAGACCTATTGGCTTACAATACATATTATATGTCATTTTATGCTAATATGGCAGTAAATGAATCATTTCTGGATACTGCTCAGATATATGAGAATGTTGCATCTAGAGCAAAGATGTTAGGATATGTTCCGACATCAGCACGAGGCGCATCAGCAAATGTTAAGGTAACATTTAGTGCTATAGGTAATACCGCTTTTCGAACTATTACGGTAGCAAAAAATACACAATTCAAATCGACAATCAATGCCGTATCTTATACATTTGTAACACCAAAATCATATACGATAACGGCCAATTCATCAAATAGATTTACAGGATATATTGATGTAGTTGAAGGTGATCCATTAACTCATAGATTTCTGTTTACCTCAGCAAATGTGTCATTTGTTTTACCAAATGCTAATGCTGATATTTCATCCGTAACTGTATCGGTCGACAATGCAGGAAATAATCAAACCTATATTGAAGCATCCGATCTAAGAACTGTTAATTCATCATCTCAAGTATTTTTTATCGAACCTGATAAAAATAAGCTGTATAAGATATCATTTGGTGATAACATCTTAGGTAGAAAACCTGCTCTTAATAGCACTGTTATTGTTAATTACAGAGTATGTAATGGTATTAGAGCAAATGGTGCTAATAATTTTACTGCTTCAGGTTCAGTAGGTGGCCAAAGTAATTTTATTCTATCAACGGTAGAAAGAGCTACCGGCGGCGCGGATGTAGAAAGTATAGAATCAATTCGATACAATGCACCAAAGACATATGAAACACAAAATAGAGCCGTAACAACGGATGACTATAAAAGAATAGTGCTGCGTGATAATCCTGACATATCCGGGGTTAGCGTATGGGGTGGTGAGGAAAATGATCCACCAATTTATGGTAAAGTTTTTATGGCAGTTACTGCTAGACAGGGAACACTAATTTCAACTAGAAGAAAAAATCAGATAAAGGCAAATCTTAGAAAGTATATTATTCAGTCGATTGATACTGAAATAGTAGATCCGACATATCTTTATATAATACCAACTATTACTATCAGATATGATCCGGCCGATACAACTCTAACTGCCTCAGAAATAGGCAATTTGGTTGCTGGTAAAATCATTGAATATGAAAATACAAATCTCAATAGATTTGATGGTAAATTTAGATATTCTAGATTTTTGGATCTACTTGATTCAGCAAATCCATCAATAAAATCTACCACGGCGGATATTAGTGTTCAGAAGCGATTTATTCCATCTTTGATTTCTAAAAATACCTATAATATTTCATTCAATCGCGGAATTTTTCATCCAAATGATGGATATGTGTCAGCTACTGCGTCAAATTCATTTAGATTTAATAATCAGACGGCATTCTTAGATGATGATGGATTTGGTAATGTAAGAATTTATTATCTATCAAATGCTCAAAGAAATTATCTACAGACTATAGGCACCATTGATTATGATACTGGTCTTGTGACACTAAATGCTTTCTTACCTCAAAGCATAAATGGTGAAATTGCGATTACTGTTAGGGTATCAGATTATAACGTATATCCTATTCGTAATCAGATATTACTTTTAAGTGAATCAAGAATCAAAATATTGAATGATGCTACTGGTCGAGAAGAGGCGCTGATTCAGTCGATAACGACAATAGGATCTTCTGCATCTTTAAGCTCACCCGGTGCTTCATCGCTGACGGTATTCTAACATGGCAATATTAGGCGCCGAAGAGATTTACAAAAAAATATCTCCTCTTATAGAGAGTCAATTTCCTGCTATTATTCGGGAAGAGGGACCTAAATTTGTTCTGTTCTTAAAGGCATATTACGAATTTTTAGAGCAGCAAGGCGGAGCTGTCAATGCAACTCGTAGCCTAGTTGAATATCAAGATGTTGATAAAACTTTAGACTCCTTCATAGAATACTTTAGAAGAGAGTTTATGGTCAGCATACCAAAAAATACTTTGGCTGATCAGAAATTGCTTGTAAAGCATATACGAGATTTTTATAGAACTAAAGGGTCCGAATTCTCGTATAGATTTCTTTTTAGAACACTTTATAATAAAGAAATAGACATTTTCTATCCCGGTGATTATATTCTTCGGGCTTCTGATGGTCGTTGGCTAAAAGAAACATTGTTACGAGTAGGATCTCCTTTTACTGGTAATCCTTTGATATTTGAAGGTAAAAATATTACAGGTTTAATATCTGGTGCGAGGGCCAGAGTACAGGGTGTTACCAGAACCACAGTTCTTGGTTTGGATCTATATGAACTTATTGTTGAAGGTGTCATAGGTACTTTTCGAGACGGTGAGACCGTAAGCGACCAAGATGGAAATACTGCAACTATTGAATCTCGTTTTGGATCGATAGTTGATATTATATCAATTAATGATGGTGGTGCATATCATACCATCGGAGACACATTAACCATATCTTCTGGTGGCGCTACTGCCAGAGCTATTGTAACATCTTCTTCGCCGCAAGGTGCGGCTATTATAAGAATAAACAGCGGTGGCTCTGGTTATAGAACTGACGGTAATACTGTCATAAGCGTAGTTGGTGGTAGCGGAAATGGTCTATCTGCTAGAGTTATATCTCTATCAAATTCAACTACTATATCATTAAATTCAGATATTATACGACCTATGGCTAATGTTGTTCTCAATACCGGATCGACTTTTGTTTCATTAGGTACTAATACGGCATCGGTCTCAGCAAGTTTGGCGGCGGCAAATATAACATCACAACTAACAACAGCTTTAACATTTGCAAGTGTCACCATAGGTTCAATCAATGCAATAAGCATTACTAGCGTTGGTAGAGGATATAATACTTCATTACCAACAGTGACTGTAACTGATCAGGTTATTAGCGAACAACGATTACCGGGTGAATATGGTAATTTTAGAGGTGGTGATGCAGTATTAACGGCAGAAATTGCGCCAGGATCTATCAATGATATTTCGATAATATCGTCGGATGCATCATTTGACAGATTATCTACAGCAGAAATTAATAATGATAGAGGAACAGCCACAACCCCAATTGCATACATTGATGCTGCTGGTATAACGAGATATACTGTTAGAGCTAATACCTATTCTGGTTTGTTAACACCTGAAGTATCCGGCGTTATTAGTTTGCCGGGTAGATATGCTGATACCAAAGGATTTTTAAGTTGGTCAAATCGTCTACAAGATAATAGATTCTATCAAGAATATTCTTATGTTGTAAGAGTGGTCGATATAACTTTAGGTAAGTATAAAGAAATTCTCAAAAAAATGGTACACCCAGCAGGTGTAGCATTATTTGGTCAATATCAATCATTTTCAACACTACCACACCCAAATCATACAGTATTAAGGGGTGAGAATGATACGGCCAGCCGTATGGCAATATTTGCTAATAATATATCAAGACTTTATGAGACAGATTATCTTAGCATATCAACTAGAGATTTAAATTCTAGCGGTGTTGAATTTAGCCCATCCGGCCGTAAGATGTATATGGTCGGGATTAATAATGATTCTGTGTGGCAGTTTAATCTATCAAAAGAATTTGACTTAAGCACCGCAGTATATTCTGGTAAGAGTTTGCTAGTTGCAAATACGCAAAATAAAAATTCAAGTCCCGGTGATAATGCTCCTACCGATATTAGATTTAAACCCGATGGTAGTAAAATATTTGTTCTCGGTAATACCAGAGAAATATTAGAGCAATATGATCTTTCTACAGCTTGGGATATATCTACTGCCTATATTTCACTTGACAAATTATTGACCGAAACTGGTGATGTTATTAATACAGAATCCAGTGATCGTTTAGGTGATTATGATTACACCACAACACCATTCCAAGCTGATACTGTCGATTTGAATG